CAGGCGAAGGAACTGATTGCTGCACTGCAACAAGTGGTGACCGCATGACCTGGCCGTTCCCGCCCTTCCCCAACCCGCTCGACCGGCCCGGCCAGCCCGCCGCGCCGGCTAAGTTCAACCCCACCAAGGACGATCATGAGCCAGCACCCTATTGAAGCCATGAAGACCGCGCTGAATGCGTGGGATGCGTACAACAACGCATCGGATAGTCAAGAAGATGCGAAAGCATACGCATCAATGGTCGTTGCTTTTGGCAAATTACGCGCCGCCATCGCAGAGGCTGAGAAGCAACCAGCACAGCGCCAGTGGGTCGGGCTGACGGAGAAAGACTTCTCGGCGATTAACCAATCCTGCCTGACAAAACTTCAGGCTGCGACAAGCGCCGAGTCAATCCTTAAGGAGAAGAACACATGAGCAACGAATACGCCTTCCCACACACCATCGAGCATCTGCACCAGCCGGTGACGGCGGGCATGACCCTGCGCGATTACTTTGCTGCAAGGGTGATGCAGGGGTTGTTAGCCACTGACATCGACTGCGGCCCGAAGTATGCCCAGATCATTGCTGACAACGCATACGGACTGGCCGACGCCATGCTCAAGGCAAGGGGGCAAGCATGAAAGAAGACATCATCCGCATGGCGCTGGATGCTGGTATTTTGTGGTCGACAGATCAAGCCGCTACGCTTGAACGCTTTGCAGCCCTTGTCGCTGCACGCTGCGCCGAGATCGCTGACAAGGCCGAGCCGTACCGAGCAGCCGATCTCATCCGCAAGGCGTTCGGGGTGGACAAATGAGAGAGTCAACGATCGAAACCTACTTCTGTAAGCAGGTTGGCTTGCGGCTAAACGCGCCAGCGTTCAAGTTCGTCAGCCCCTCAAATCGAGGCGTGTCCGACCGCATCGTCTGCCTGCCTGACGGCAGCACATGGTTCGTCGAACTCAAGGCGCCAAGTGGTCGGCTCTCGCCGCTGCAACGGCACTTTCAGTCGGAGATGGCGCGGCTGAACCAGAACTACGCCTGCCTATGGAGCAAAGAGCATGTTGATGAGTGGATCAAGGAGCGCAAGTGCAACTAAGACCCTACCAAGAGCAGGCGGCCGACTTCCTGTACGAGCACGACCGCGCCATGATCCTCGCGCCGGTCGGCGCAGGCAAGACGGCGATCACGCTGACGGCCATCAGCGACATGATCTTCGACAACATCGCGACCAAGTGGCTCGTCATCGCGCCGCTGCGCGTCGCCACCAGCGTCTGGCCGCAGGAGCGGGCTAAGTGGGCTGAGTACCACACCCTAGCCGTGGCCGTGGGCACGCCAGCGCAGCGTAAGGCCGCACTCGACAGCGACGCCAACATCATCGTCACCAACTACGACAACCTCCAGTGGCTGGCCGGGCAAGACCTGAGCACCTTCGACGGCGTGGTGTTCGACGAGTTGACGCGCCTGAAGAACCCATCGGGTGCCAGGTTCAAGGCGCTCGCCAAGGTGCTCGACTGCCCGATCCGCTGGGGGCTGACCGGCAGCTTTACCAGCAACGGGCTGGAGGACGTCTTCGGTCAGTGCAAGATCATCGACCAGAAGCTGCTCGGGCGCAGCAAGGGCGCGTTCCAGCAGCAGTACTTTTACCTCGTCAACCGCGAGTACGGCGACTGGCAGCCGCGCCAAGGCGCGCTGGAGCAGGTGATGGAGCGCATCAAGCCGGCCACGTTCGTGCTGGAGCCGGGCGAGTACAAGGACAAGCTGCCGCCGCTGCACACGGTCGAGGTGCGGATCGACCTGCCCGACCGCAAGCCCTACGAAGACATGAAGAAGGACTTCATCGTGCAGTTCCCCGACGCGCAGGCAGTCGCCCAGAACGCGGCGGCGGTGACGCAGAAGCTTTCGCAGATGGCCGCCGGGTTCGTCTACACGCCAGAGCCGGTTTGGTTCAGCAGCCACAAGTTCGACCGGCTTGAAGAACTGCTGGCCGAGAACCAGCAGGCCAACACGATCGTCTTCTACAACTTCATCGAAGAACTCAATGAACTCCAGCGACGCTTTCCTTACGCCCGAACGGTTGACAGCATTGATGACTGGAACGCCGGACGAGTACGCCTGCTATGTCTACACCCCAAGTCCGCCGGACACGGGCTTAACCTCCAGCACGGCGGCCACCACCTCGTCTGGCTCAGCCTGCCTTGGTCCCTTGAACTGTTCGAGCAGGCCAACGGACGCCTGCACCGATCCGGGCAGCGCCACGCCGTCTGGTGCTACGTGATGCTCGCCAACCAGACGGTGGACGAGAAAATATGGGCCGCGCTGCACGACAAGCGGGCGATCAGCGACATTGCAATGGAGAGTCTGAAATGAGCTACATTATCGCCGCGCTGCCGCCGCTCAAGTGCTTTGTGCGCCGCGAGTACCTGTACAACTTCACCAAGGGGCACGGCGAGCTAGAGCCTGCGATCTGGGTAAGCATCAAGGCGCTGCGCGGCCAAGTGTTCCGCATCGAGTCGCTGCTACCCAACTACGGCGCGCTGTACGACAAGCTGCCGATCAGCGCCTACGTCTCGGACAAGGGCCACGGCGACCTACCCATTGACACCTTGCAGCTATGGGACTGCATGGGCTACCACTTTACCGTTTGCGAAAAGATTGGTCTACGCAATCTAGGGGTCAAGTTTCTTGGCAAGGACAAGGCGTGGTACCACGGGCGCTATCTGTTCACGGTAGATTTTTGCGCCGACGGGCAAGACCTCGACACGGGGTTCACCGAGCAGGCCGAAGAACACAAGTCGTTTAACTTTATCAAGCTGGAGAACGGCCAATTTGCTTGTCAGCCCAACAACCGCTGCTTGTGGTATGACCAGTCGCTAATCCCAGCCGAAGTCAGGTTCCCTGACTTTCAAGCAGCAAAAACTTTCTGGACCGTTGACGGAACGCGCAAGTGGTCTGCTGGCGACGATTGGTTTTACAACATTGAGGAGAAAAAATGAACACAACCCAAGAGAAAATACGCTCGACGAAGGCGCAGTTCCGCATCGCCGTCAAGCAGTACAACCAGTCGCAGCGCCTGATGGAGCGACTCAAGAAATCCCTAGACCAACTGGAGAAGAAGCGTGAACTGGAGATCGCTAAATCAAAAGCTAAACATGCTAACCGAGGCTGAAGTGCTGGCGCTGCTGGAGGCCGAGCGCCAAGGCGCCAAGCGCGTGACGTTCTTGGAGCGCCTGCACCAGCGGTATACGATGCTGCGTGCAGCGCGGGAACGAGTGGAACTACTGAAGGAGGCTATACGATGAAATCCCGTATTCTTGACCCGAACTTTAAGTACGTGCCGGCAGCGGCGACGAACATTCAGGAAACATGGCGCAAATTTGGATGGAGGCCCGTTAATGAATTGCCCGATTTGCGGAGCGTGGACACAAGTAAAGCTCACGCGCCCGAGGAACGGCGTCGTGCACCGATTGCGCGTGTGCGGTAATGACCACAAGTTTTCAACAGAGGAACAGCATGTCCCAACCAAGCCCCACGGCGGGGCCAGACTTCGCAAGCTGGCGTCAGGAGAACCTGGTGAAATTCGCGCAAGAGGCGCACGACCTGATGCAGGCCCAGACCGAGCAGCTTGAGCAGTTGCGCCAAGACCTCAAGACGGCGCTGGAGGCGTACCGCAGCCTGCTACGACAGAAATAGCGCCCGCTCGTCCTTGCGGCGCTTGTCCAGCCCCGGCAGCACCTTGCCGCCGCCCTTGTTCCACAGCAAGAATCCATCCGCTGCGGCCTCCCACTCACCCCGGTTGGCCTTGATGCGGATGGTGCTGCGCTGGAGGTTGCCCAAGCCTACGTTGAAGGCAAAAGATACCAGAGCGTCAAACCGGCCTTGACTGCCAGCACAGCCGGGAACAAGTCGAAGAACACCGCGTTCAAAAGACGCGACGTCCGCTGCGAATAAGTCGTCGGTTTCTTTCTTCGTCCAGACACGGCTGTCCTCCGGTTTGAGCGGCATCTCCTTGCGGATCATGGGAATGTCGTCTTTGGTGCGCATCATCGGCAGCCTGATCTGCTCTTGATACAAGACGTGGCCGTAGCCGATCGTCCAAATGTGCGCCGGGCACAGGTACGGGCGGTTGCGGTAGCCTTCGTACTTGTGCATCAGGTCGGCGCCGACCTTGCTCAGTTTCACTTCTTGCCCCAGGTCCGCGTCCCGAACCAGAAACCGATAATCGCGCCGAGCATCGACATTTCATCGGGGCTGAAGATGATGTCCGAGTACTTCAGAACGTCGTCCATACTCTTGATCATGCCAGGGTTCGTGTACAGGTAGTAGCACAGAAACAGGTTGATCAGCACCAACTCCAGTACGAAGATGTACGTCACCGTCGGGCGCACAGTGCCGACGTAGGAGGCGACCCACTTGTGCGCCCTGTCGAGCACCTTCTCGTCGTGTTGCAGCGCGGCTTCTGTCATCTGCGCCTCGGTCTGCATCATGACCTGCTCGGTGCGAATCTCTTCGATCTTTTGCTGCGCGGCGTAGCCCTGCGCGGCCAGTGCCAACTCGCGCTCGTTCTGCATCCGCGCCAGCGCCAACTCGTGCTTCTGGTCGGCCTTGTTCTGGAAGTACTCAAGCAGTTTGGGCAGACCGCTGATGAGCAGGCCGCCGAGGGTGGAGATGAGTGAGAGCATATTACCTTCCTTGTGCAGTTGCTTCCATGATGAACCAGACGGTTGCGCCGATCACGACGATCACCACCAAGCCGCCGATTAGGATGATGAACAGTTCGTCCATCTCCTGCTGCCGCTTCTTGGCGGCCTCCTTCTTGCGCCTGGCCGCGTGTGCGGCGTCGGCCTCCATCTGCTGGGCGCGCGCCGCGATGCGCTGCCAGACGTCCATCTTGTTGGACTGGAAGAACAGCATCTTGATCTGGTCTTCGAACTGCTTGGCCTGCTCGATCGCCATCTCAAGCTCAAGCGCCTTGCCCAGCGCCGACCCCTTGAAACCGCCTTCTTGCGACTTCTGCACGACCTCGATGGCGTCGGCCTTGGCGTCGAAGTACTTGCCCAGCACCGGGCCGAGCGACGTCACATCATCGACCGTTGCAGCTACCTTTTTGACAAGCTCGACGGCTGATGAGATCGCTGCAAGGGCGGTGATGGGGTCGAGCATGTTAGCTGCCTTTGAAGTGCCCTGCGACCCAGGTGATGGCGCCGCCAACCATGCTGGCGATGGTCATGCCCATCCAGAAGCCGCCCTTGCCCTTGTTGGCAAGCTCCAGCAGTTGGTCGATCTGACGTTCCATCTTGTCGATCTTCTTGTCCATCTGCTGGACACGCTCCCAGAGAACTCCGTACTTGACGGGGTCGATCTCTTCCATGACCTACGCCTACGGCATCAACGCCTTGAGTTGCTCAGGCGTCTGTGCTGCGTCCATCTGGGTTTGCATGGCGGCGTACTTGTCGCGGATGGCTTGGCGCGCAGCCTCGGCCGCAGCGGCCTCGCTGGGGATGGTGGCCTTGACGTCCAGCGGCGCGAACTCAGCCGCGCGGGCGGCGCGGCGAGCGTCGTGGGCGATAGCTTTGGCCTTGTTGATGTCGATTACGATGCCCATGACCATGCTCCTCGGAAAGTGCGATCAGACGGAATGTCAGCGACATCCACGATCTGGAAGGGTTTGCCTGCCGGCACGTCCTTGGCCGCGATCTGTTCAATCGTCAGGCCGCACTCGGCAGCAGGCACGATGACGGACACGCCGCCGTCGTCGTTGGGGAAAATGATGCGTTGGTTCATGATTTCGCCTTACCTAAAAAATGCCATGAAAATATAGGCACGGTCAGATTGCGCACCGCCGGCTGTTTGGACATTGACGCGATATTGTGAAGATGTTGGAGCTGCAGCGTCATTCGTTGCCAATTGATACGCACCACCGCTATTCGCGATGTTAGGGCCGATGCCAACTGCGGCGTAGTTCGCATCCGGCAGCGCCGTAGTGAAGTTCACCGTGTAATCACCCGTCCCATTATCCGTGATGCTCGTCACGTTGCCCGAAGCACGAATCGCAACAGTGCCTGTGCCGTTGAAGTTGACCCATGCGCGGCAGGGGTAGATGGGTGCAGTGCCCGACACCGTGGCGAACTGCGCCGAGTTGATGTTGGGCGTCGTGAACGTGGGGTTGGCAACCGTCGTCGCCAGCGTCGCGGCGCCTGTGATGATCCCGTTACCGTCTATCGTGATTTGCATGGCGAGTCCTTAACGGAAGATGGCGACGTTGACAAATGCGGTAT